AGTATTTGATCCACTTGCAGTTTTACTTGTGATTGCAGGTAACTTTTCACTAAGACAAGCGAGAGAAGAAAGAGAAGACTTAGAACCAATTCTACCATTTGTTGCTGACGTAGGTGAGAAACCTACAAAGGAAGAATTGCAAGAGATAGAAGAAACAGAGTATGAGATAAAAGAAAAAATTGACTTGACTACTATGGAACCAGTTCCAATGAACAAAGAAGAAATAGAAAAAGTCACAGAGGTTCGCCATACACAAAAATATCCATTAGAGAAGTAATGTTATGAAAATTGGGTTTCAATGTTCGTCATTTGACATGTTACATGCGGGGCATATTACAATGCTCAAGCAAGAAAAAGAATTGTGCGACTATCTCAAAGTGGCACTACAAGTTGATCCTACCATTGATCGACCTGGTATCAAAAACAAACCGGTACAGAGTGTATACGAAAGATACGTTCAATTGCAAGCGGTAAGATATGTTGATGAGATTCTAGTTTATGAAACGGAAGATGATTTGCTGAATTTGATTAAGACGCAAACAATGCACATTCGTTTCCTAAGTGAAGAATATCTTGGCAGAGACTTCACCGGTAAGCAATATTGTCTTGACAATCAGATCGAAATATATTATCATAAGAGACAGCACAAATACAGTTCTAGTGAGATTCGCAATCGCGTGTATGAATTAGAAATGGCAAAGCGTAGTGAAAGCATGGGCGAACCTGCCATTGAGCAGTATTCTCCTGATTTATTGAAAAAATATGAGAGGTAATTATGGGTAATTTTTTTAGTGATTTAGTGGAGCAGTTAAAAGATGAAGACACAAAAATTTTGGCAGACGGGACGGCATCATCAGAATTTAGCGGATGCATTGATACAGGCTCATATGCTCTTAATGCTCTTCTTTCAGGTAGCATTTATGGTGGAGTACCTAACAACAAGGTAACCGCATTTGCAGGTGAATCTGCAACAGGTAAAACATTCTTCATGCTCGGCATCATCAAACAGTTTCTTGATGCCAATCCAGAAGGCGGCGTGATTTACTTTGATACTGAAGCCGCAGTTACAAAATCAATGATGGAAGCGCGAGGCGTTGACACCAAACGTGTCGTTATCTCTGAACCTGATACTATTCAGAAGTTTCGCCATACTGCGCTACAAATTGTAGAAAAGTATTCCTCACAGCCAGAAGCAAAGCGTAAGCCTATGATGATGGTTCTAGATTCTCTTGGTCAGTTGTCTTCAACAAAAGAAATTGAAGATACCGCAGAGGGTAAAGAAACCAAAGACATGACAAAGGCTTCAATTCTTAAAGCAACATTCCGTGTGTTGAATTTGAAACTTGCTAAGATTGGTGTACCATTGCTTGTTACAAACCATGTGTATGATGTGGTTGGTGCATACATTCCAACAAAAGAAATGTCTGGTGGTTCTGGTTTGAAGTACACCGCATCAACAATTGTATTCTTGTCGAAGAAGAAAGACAAAGATGGTACAGAAGTTGTTGGCAACATCGTCAAAGCAAAACTTGTCAAGTCACGTTTAACAAAAGAGAACGCTCTAGTTGAAGTAAAGATTACCTACAGCACAGGTTTGGATCGTTACTATGGTCTACTTGAAATTGCTGAGAAATATGATATAATTAAGAAAGTATCAACCCGATACGAACTGCCAGATGGCACAAAAGTTTTCGGTAAGTCAATCAACGAAGAGCCTGAGAAGTACTTCACAAAAGAAATTTTAGATGCAATTGATGAAGCATGTAAGAAAGAATTTTTGTATGGGCAAGACGGTGCTGGCTTCTCCGATGAAGAAGAAATTGTGGAGGAAGAAGCATGATTTATGGTGTAGACTATCGCGTGACGGATAGACTGTATACATATAAGAAAGAGCATGATTTAGCAAGCATTGAAATTCTAACTGGCGATTATAAAGATGTAGAGTTTACATTTGGATCAATCAACGTCAATGAAAATGTTGAAAACGGTGAAGCAACAATCTCTTTTGATTATACAGTACATAACGATGAAACCCTAGAAGGCAACAAAGAGTTTGAAGAAGTACTTGGTAACGTAATGAATTCGTTACTTCAACATTCTTTAGAGGAAGCCGAGAAACGATATAATGATGAACGTAGAAAAGAAAATACTGAAGCACCTACTGAATGATGATGAGTACACTCGAAAGATTCTTCCGTTTCTTTCTGGTGAATACTTTTCAGATCATTCGGAAAAAGTTGTCTACGAAGAGATTCGTAAGTACATAAACAAATATAACAATCTACCAACAGTTGAAGCACTCACAATTGAGATTGATGGGCGATCAAATCTATCTGGCGATCAACACAAGAAAGTTACAAGTCTACTTGAAGAACTGAATGTCACAGAGTTTGACAAGAAAGATGGTGCGTGGCTTGTAGATGCGACAGAAAAATTCTGTCAAGAAAAAGCACTCTACAATGCAATCATGGAATCGATTCAGATTCTAGATGAGAGTGGTAAGAGTAAAAAAGAGAAGGGTGCAATTCCAAACATTCTATCTGATGCACTTGCTATCTCATTTGACAATCACGTTGGTCATGACTTTTTAGATGATGCAGAGAATCGCTATGAGTTTTATCATCGCGTTGAAAAGCGTATTCCATTTGATCTAGATTATCTCAATCGAATCACCAAAGGTGGTATTCCCGAAAAGACTTTGAACATTATTCTTGCTGGAACAGGCGTTGGTAAGTCGATGTTCATGTGTCATTGTGCCGCAGGCAATTTGTCTATTGGCAAGAACGTATTGTACATCACACTTGAAATGGCTGAAGAAAGAATCGCAGAACGTATTGATGCGAATCTTTTGAATGTTGATGTGGACAAGTTGATTGCACTACCAAAAGAATCGTATCTTAAAAAGATTGAACGATTGAAAGAAAAGACTCTTGGTCGTTTGATCATCAAAGAGTATCCAACGGCAAGCGCAAACGTAACTCACTTCAAGCATTTGCTTAACGAACTTAAACTGAAGCGACAATTCATTCCCGACATTATCTATATCGACTATCTAAATATTTGTGCGTCATCTAGAATTCGTCAAGGTTCGAATGTCAATTCATATTCATACATTAAGGCAATTGCAGAAGAGTTGCGCGGGCTTGCTGTTGAATACAAAGTGCCAGTTATCTCTGCTACACAAACAACCCGTAGCGGTTACTCTAGTTCAGATGTTGAACTGACTGACACTTCGGAATCATTTGGTCTACCAGCAACGGCAGACTTTATGATTGCGTTGATTGCTACTGAAGAACTTGCTGATCTAAATCAAATGATGGTCAAGCAGTTGAAGAATCGTTATAGCAATCCAGATACCAATAAGCGTTTCATGATTGGTGTTGACAAAGCAAAGATGAAGTTGTATGATGTAGAACAAACTGCACAAAATCATATTCACGATAGCGGGCAGAAAGTAGAACCAGACCAACCACTTTTTGATAAATCAGACTTCGGAAGAAGAGATAAACAACGTAAATTTGAAGGATTCAAAGTATGAGAACTATTCCAGAAATCGTAGCACAGATGCGCGAACTTATCGAAGAACTTGAAGAGCATACTGGTAAACCTGCACCGAAGCAGGAGATTCCAGGGCTTGACTTTTCATTGTACAATCATGATTACAATATGAACAGCGGTGCTGGTGTAGACACAATTTCCCTTACAGGATTTGGGGCACAGCCAACATTATATGATTTAAAACCTCTCAGCCCTAGCGATCTTAGTTTCACTACGAAGAGTTGAAAACATATAAATAGTAGAAGACATTTCACAGGGGTAAACCATGGCGGCAACTGCAAATCTAGAATTAGCCAATACATTTAACGAATGGCGAACTACAATCAACGGAGTGATTCTCAAGGTCAACAATCTTGAAAATGGCATCGCTGACCTTGTGGTTGATACCATTGTTTCAAATACGACAAATACAATTGTTTCTACAGCGAACAATACGTTCAATGTAGCGAATGCCGCCTGGTTTACCGCTAACGCCGCCTATGTTACAGCCAACGCCGCATATGCACAAGCAAATACTGCGTTTGTTGCGATTGCTTTT